TCTGTCGTTTAAGACTACGGTCTAGCCAGCCGTTGACCTAGAACGTCATACAAGGAGAATAAAATGGCAAAGTTTAAAATTGAGAAGTCAAATACAGTAAATGAGTATTTTGACTCAACAAACGTAATAGGTGGAACAGGTGGTTTATTCAACATTTTAACACCAACAGTTGTAAGTCCTAACGTTTATCTACAAGGTGGCACAAAGGGTGCTGCTGGATCAATCATTCGTAGCAAGGGACGTGGAAAGTTTAATGTAGCCGATAGCACTTCACTTTATCCAAATGCAATGACTGCTGGCAATGCTTATGTAATCATTACTACTGGTAATACAAACTATTCAAAGTTCACAAGCAGTTATACAAGCTATAGTCAAGGTGATGATTTTACTGTTATCAATGCAAGCGCAAGTGATGTATCAACTGGTATCGTTAATCTTGTTGGTGTAGCAACATTAACAAATGTTCCAGTTCCAAATTTATCAGTAGGTCAAGCAAGTCTTCCAGTAAATCTTAATGCCTTTACTGCAAACGTAGGCAATCTTGGCGCAAGTGGTGCAACAACATTTATCAGTGTTATTTGGTCAAATGCTAACGTTGCTGGTGTTAAAACACCAACAGTTGGTAGCACTTTTGCTAATCTTGCTCTTGGTATTAGCGGTAATGCTACGGTAACAAGTATTGCTGCATACGGCACAAACGGTTCTAATGCAAACGTTGCTATTAATTCACAAACTGTTGCAAACGTAGCAAGTGCTACAGTCAACACAATTGTTTATGCTGCACGTTTAACCAATAAAACTGTTACAGATTTCAATGGTAACAAGTATAATTGGACATTTAGTACCCCAACTGCAACAACTGTTCAAGTTCAAGGTAACTAAAACTTACAAAAATAAAAGTTAAAATAGCAGCCTTCGGGCTGCTATTTTTTTATAAATTGCCCTTCGCATAAATATTTGGTAGGAAATTTTAAATGACTAGTATTAAACGTGTTACAAACGCAAATGGTGGTGTGGGTGGATATACAATCATCGCAGACCCAGTTTATATCTATGGTAATTTATATGTTACTGGTAACACAAACACTACTTCAACCAACGATTTGGCAATTACAAATAATTCTATTATTCTTAATGCTGGTTTAAGTGGCGCAAATGCTCCTAATCCACAAGGTGCAAATATTACAGTTGATCGTGGCAGTAGTCCAAATGTTTCTATTCAATGGAGCGAATCTCTTGGTTATTGGCAGCTAACCAATGATGGTTCAACCTTTGCAAAAATTTCAACAACTGGTGCTGGTTCAGTTGCTGCTGCTGGTTTTACTGGAAGTGTGCAATATAATAATTCAAATCTTCTTGCTGCAAGTAATAGTTTTACTTTTTCAGGTGGTAATTTAAGCGTTTACGGAACTAATATCGGTAATGGCAATGTTACTGCTACAGGGATTGGTCAAGATTTAACATTGGTTGCTCCAAACGGTAAAGTTTATGTTAATAGTGTGCTAAAGTTAAGTTATCAAGCAACTGCACCTAATAACGTCGCAAGCACTACACAATTGTTTGCAAATACAGTTGGCGGTGGTGGCACTGGATTGTATGTAGTAAATAGTGGAACAGGTGATGAACTGATAACTAAAACTAAAGCAACAGTTCTTGCACTAATTTTTGGATATTGAGGATATATTATGTCAATCGTAAATGCAAACTTAACAACAAGTGCAGCGGCAATTTACACAAGCACTAACAACACGGTTGTTACACTTTTATATTTTTGCAATGTAAGTGGATCACCAAAAACAGTAAATCTTTATGTGGTTCCAAGCAGTCAAAGTGGTGTTGGCGCACAAACTTATAATCAAATTTACAATAACTATGCTATCACAACGAGTGATACACTTGTTGTCAATACTGAAAAATTTATTTTAAGCAATGGTGATGCACTTTATGCAAACGCAAATGCAAGTGGTATTACAACAACAGTAGGATATATTAGTCTATAATGGCACGTTCTCTCAAAAATCCCAGTATTGGTGGTAGCGCAGCCGTAGTATTACCAAGTGGAACTACTGCTGATCGTCCTCAAGTTCCTGTAAATGGACAAATTCGTTATAACACTGATAGCCAGCGTTTTGAAATTTACTATAATGCTTGGCAAAGTGTTGCTATTCTCGGTAATGTAACCATTTACAAGGATGTGTTTACTGGTGATGGCGTAACAACATCATTTACATTAAGCTATACTCCACCAGATCAAAACAGTATTCTTGTATTTGTAGGCAACGTTGCACAAAATCCTGGTGATGCATTTACACTTGCTGGTGCCGTAATTACTTTTGCAAATCCTCCACCAGCAACTTATAGTGTTGTTGTCTTCCACAAATTTAATTCAACAGACGCTAATTAAAATATACCTAAATATCTTATAAGGTATCATAAATGGCAGTAATCGGTAAAATTGGCGGAAATATGTTGAAGGACAACCTTCTGCGATTTAATGTTGATCTTATTATAGATGGCAATTTGATGTATTTTGATACCAATAATCGCCGTGTAGGTATTAATAATAATTTACCTGGCAACTCTTTAGCAGTTAATGGAACAACTACTTTAGGCAATATTTTTATAAGTGGTAATACTATTGCTGCAACAAGTGGAAACTTGTTTTTATACAGTTATGCTGGTAATATTGATGCAAGTAATCAACGTATTGGTAATTTGGCAACACCGATTTATAGCAGCGATGCTGCTACTAAAGCATACGTTGATGGTGCTTTAAGTTCTGATTTATTTGGTAATACAATTCCGTTAGGTTCAAATACTACTGGACAATTAGTTTCTAATGCAGTTTCTCTTACAACGACAACATATGTTACAGACGGTATTGCAAAACTAAACCAAGTATTAGGTAAACTTGTACCACCAAGTCCTGGCAATTTTCCAAATAGCAATTCATTAAGTTTAAGTGGTTTATCTACACTTGGTCGTATGACTAATTTTACTCAAACTGATAATAGCGGTTGGGGTAATTTAAGTGTTAGTGCTGGCACAAGTGTAACAAATGGTATTAGAACAAATACCATGACTACAAATACTCTTTCTCGTCAAGGACCAGGCGATAGCGGAAATGTTCAAGTTATAGTTAATGGTGTTGCAACTGGTTATCATACAATGGCACCAGGCAATAATAATAACGGAACATATGGTCAACTAATTATTACTCTTAACCAAGACTATAGTATATTAAGTGGGGGCAGTGGTGGATTCTGGAGCAGTTTTAGTGCACAAGGAAGTGGCTCAAATGCCTCTGCTGGTTGGAATCAAGTTTACTTAACTGATAGTGCTTGTGCAAATACAAATGCCGTAAGCTGGTATTATGATAACAACAATCCTGGTGCACCAGTTTGGAGCAACTCTAATATTGCATTAACAACAAACAGTGCTACATTTAGTTCAACAGTGCCACACCTTAACAGCAGTTCTGTTTGGAGACTTGCAGCAAATATTGCAAAACTTAGTGGCGATACTTATTACAGCAGTGATACATTTATAGTTGGTAGTGCTGGCGGTGCTATTTCTACTCCAAGTAGTGTTACATATACACAAGCTGGTGTATCTACGCCACTTACACGCAACGCCTATGTTAGCAGTGGTAGTGCATATTTTACAACAACTGCAAGTGGAATTGCTGGATTTGGTAGTAGCAGCGGTAGTCCAAGTTTAACTGCGTATAACAGCTATAGTAGTGCTGCACAAACATTTTCACCTGGCGTTACTGTGCTTTATAAAACAGGAACATCAACACAAATTGAAGAAACAAGTTTAACAAATGCACTTAGTGGCGCACCAAGCACTTTCCGTATTGTAAATCCTGATGGTGGAAGCGCAAGTGATACGCCATCATTCACTGGCAGTGAATCGGCATTTAACAGTCAAACTGGACCATTTTATACAACTGATGCAACAGTAGTTGCTGCTACTCTTAAGTTTGACCAAACAAATTATAGCAGCGGCTATCAGCCAGTTGGACCTAATTTAAGCGGTCAAGGTAGCGCACAATATTTTACATTTAAGTTTGCTAAAAGTGCACTTGCAAAGTTTAACATTCAATACACTGGAACTATCGCTGGTCTTTGGGTAGCATTGCCAGGTATTTCTCCAACTTATAGCACACTAAATGGTTGGTATAGTATGAGCACTGCTTATGCTGGCAGTGGTATACCTGGCGCAGGTGCTGGTGGTAATGGTAGCAATGGTTGTGCAGTTGGCGGTAATGCTGTATTAAATAGTTTCGTATCAAATGGCAGTTATACTTGCACATTTGGAACAGTCAATACAAGTAGTGCTGGCAACATAGGTAACGAAGTTTATGTTCGTGTAAAATTAACCAGTGGTCAAAGTTTGACTGCGTTGAGCATACAGGTGGCAACTAACTAATGGCTATTTCACAAACACAAATTGTTGATTATTTGCTGAAAAAAGTTGGTTATGGTGTTGCCAAGACCGATACAAGCACAGCCAAAGGTCCAAGTAATGAAAGTAATGCAAGTCCGTTACTAAGTCCTGGCTCAACAATTTGGCAACAAGATTATTTGATTCCTGCTGTAACAACATTGCCAAGTGCTAATAGTGCTGTTGTTACTGTTTACCGTGATAGTTTATCTACGACCGTTCAAAGTGTAAATCTTGCAGAAAGTACTACAAACCAAACTTGGGCAACTAACTTAACTAACTGGATTCCAACACAGTATGGTTCAGGTTATCAACTGCAAGTTTATGCTGCGCCAAGCGGAAATAGTGCTCCACAAACTTATGGAATATCGCTACCACAAGCAGGTAGTGGTAATAACGATAGTTGGTATTTTGATTATCAAGCTGGTATTTTAAACTTTGCTGATACAAACGTACCAAGTGCAGTAACTTGGAATGGTTCTACTGGCAACGTTGTTTATATGGTTGGTGCTCGTTACACTGGACAAAGTGGTATTACAAACTTTGCTTCACCAATTACTTTTAGTAATACCATTACTTTTGGTGGAAATATTCAAGCAAATGGTAATTTAATTATAGGAAATTCTTTAACTGTAAATGGAAATATTACATCAGGTAACTTATCAACGCTTGGAAATGTTACTGCATTTAGATTCTTTGGTGATGGTAGCCAATTAAGTAATGTAGGCAGCACTTATGCTAACTCAAACGTTGCAGCATATCTGCCAACATACAACGGAAATGTTGGTGCCAATTGGATAAATGCAAATTACATTAATGGTAATATTATTACAAGCAATATAAGTGCAAGCACAGCAAACGCAAACATTTCAATTACACCAGGTAGCAATGGTTATGTTAGTGTTAATACAACAACCGCCTTCCAAGTTCCAGTTGGTAACTCATCACAATATCCACCAATAAATCGTGTTGGTATGTTGCGTTGGAATAGTGATTACGCATATCTTGAAGTTTATACTGGTGCAACGTGGGAAGCAGTTGGTATTGAAGGAACTAATACTCTTATCACAAGCGATATTTTTTATGGTGATAATAGCACGACTACGTTTACTTTAAGTCAAAATAATACAACAAATGGCACTATTGTAAGCGTTAATGGTGTTATACAAATTCCAAGTGTTTCTTATTCTGTTAGTGGTAATTCTCTTATCTTTACAGAAGCGCCAGTTACCACTGACGTAATTGAAGCACGTAGCACTGCATCTTCTAAACAAGTAACTGGATTATCTGAAGGAAACGCTGCACTTTCTATTGTAAATGTTAATGGAATTGATACATTAGAATTTGTTTACAATGGTAATTTAAAATTCTCGTTAGACAACGCAAATGCAAATGTTTATGCACCAATTTATAGTGCAAATACTATTAATACCACTGCAAATGTTTATGCTGCTAATTTTATATCAACCAGTGGTGGTCAGCATATTGGTTATCATACTGGTGCTATCGGAGCAAATATTGCAAATAGCGGTGCATTTACAACGGTAAGCACTACAGGTAATTTAACCGTTGGTGCTAATACAAATGTCAGCGGTAATATTATTCCATCCTCAAATGTTACATATGATTTGGGTTCATCTACCAATCGTTTTAGAACACTCTATCTTGCAAATAGCACTATTGATATGGGTGGAGTGCTTATAGGGACAGCTAATGGTAAACTAACAGTTGGTGGTAATAGTGGTCAGTTAATTCCTGCTGGCACTATTATGACTTTCCAACAATCATCAGCGCCAACAGGATTTACAAAAGTAACAACTTACAATGACTATGCTATGCGTATCGTTAGCGGTTCCGCAGGCAGCGGCGGTAATGTAGCATTTAGCACGGCTTTTGCTTCACAGTCAGTAAGTGGCACAGTTGGCGCAACCACACTTACAACATCACAAATACCACCAGCATCAGTTAGTGTTAGTGTTACTGATCCTGGTCATACCCACTGGATAAGTGGCGCATCATATGATGATGGTAATTTCTCTGGTCATGGTGGTAATACGCAAGATTGGGGTCTGTATGCTGATGCTGGTAGCTATACCACATATGATCAAAATCACAGTTATGGTCGTTATAGTTTAAGCGGCACAACTGGTATTACTGCAAGCGGTACAGTAAGCGGTGGTAATGGTTCACACACTCACACATTTACTGGAACAAGCATTAATTTAGCAGTAAATTATTTGGATTTCATATTGGCTCAGGCTAATTAAAAGTATGGAACTTAAACAAGGAACATTTTGTCCACTACTTAAGAAAGACTGTGTTCAATTACAGTGTAGTTGGTTTATACAAGTTCGTGGTAAAAATCCAAATACTGGCAAAGATGTAGATGAATGGGGCTGTTCAATTGCATGGCTACCACATTTGTTAATTGAAAATGCTAACCAAACTCGCCAAGTAGGTGCAGCAACTGAAAGTTTCAGAAATGAAATGGTAAAGGCTTCTGAAAATTCAATACGTGCTATGGTTGCTATTTCACAAAGCGATGTTCCGCTAAGAATAGTTGGTAGCACCCCTGAAAATGATCAGCAATAATAACATCATTATATTGCATAAATATTCCTAACGGAGCCGCATTTATGTCATATACCATTACACACGCAAATGGTGCTAATTCTATCGTAATTGCCGATGGAACAGTCGATAACAGCACAAGCATAGCACTTGTTGGTAAAAATACCGCAAACTATGGTCAATATCTTGACCAAAACTTCCTCAATATGTTGGAAAATTTTGCAAATGGTAGTCAACCAGTTAATCCAATTGTTGGACAAATCTGGTATAACACTACTAAAGGTGCGCTGCAAGTTTATAACGGCACTATTTTTAAGAATATTGCCAGTGCAACCAGTAGCGCAACTCCACCAAGTAATGCGGTTCAAGGCGATTTATGGTGGGATACAGCAAACCAACAATTAGATGTTTATAGTGGCGTTGGTTGGGTTGTGATTGGACCACTTGGTGGTGCTGGTCAAGTTGTCAGTGAAGTTATTACAGATAATAGCAGCACAAATCACAATGTTATCTCTATGAAAATTAGCAATACTCGTTATGCTATTTTAAGTAAAGATCAAACATTTACACCAGCAAATACAATTAGCGGATTTAGCACAATCAGTCCTGGTTTTAATATTGCATCAACAGCTTTTGTTAGTAATAATAAATTCTGGGGTCAAGCAAGCGATAGTGCTGCACTTAATGGTGTTAGCGGCAGTTCATTTATGCGCAGTGATGAAAATACTGCAACCAGTGGAACATTGAGTGTCACAAATAATAGTGGTATCAATCTTGGAACAACGGGGCAAGGTGCATTTACTGTTTTTGGCAGTGAAGTTCATTTAGATAATACTCTTAATAATGGTATTATTCGTTTGCGTACTCGTAATAGTAGTGGCGGTGTTGCAGATGCGTTGGATGTCCTTGCAAATGCTGACGTTCAAATCAATGGCAATCTATTTGTTCTTGGTAATCTTGATGTCACAACAAGTAATGAAACAAGTCTTATAAGTGGAACCCAAGCTGCTTACAACACAACAAGTGGCGCACTACAGGTAGTTGGTGGTGTTGGTATTGGTGGAAATGTTATTGTTGGCGGACAAAATAATACATTTACTGGCAATGTTTATGTCAATAATTTAATTGCTAATGGAACCTCAAATAATGGCAATGTTTATGCAAGCTATGTAAATGCAGGAATTATTGGTAATAGCGGCGCAACATTGACTGGAACTATTAGCACTGCAAGTCAAACAAATATCACAACTCTCGGAACTCTTACTTCGCTTGCTGTAAGTGGTGCTGCTGGATTTACTGGCGGAACAGTTACATTTAATCCAACTTCAAGCTATAAACTAATTCTTGGAAATGTTGGTAATGTTCAAATCAGTGGTGGTAGCAGTGGTCAAGTTCTATCAACTGATGGCAGCAGTAATTTAACTTGGTACACAATTCCAACACCAGTTGCTGGCGGCGCAACTGCTGGTCAACTTGCAATCTATACAAGTGCAACTAATCTTGCTGGTAACAGTGGTGTTACATATAACAGTGCTAACCTTGCGGTCACTGGTGGTATTACTGCAACAGCAGATATCGTTGCTTTCTATTCTGACCAAAGACTTAAAACAGATATTGCTCCAATTCCAAATGCGCTACAAAAAGTTAATGCTATCAATGGTGTAACTTATCATACCAATGAAGTTGCTGCTGCATTGGGTATCGGTGATGAAAACGAACACGTTGGTGTTCTTGCTCAAGAAATTCAAGCTGTTCTGCCACAAGTTATTAAAGCTGCTCCATTTGATTTGGATGAAAATGGTCAAAGCAAGAGCGGTGAAAATTACTTGACAGTTCAGTATGACAAAATTATTCCTCTCTTGATTCAGGCAATTAAGGAATTGAGCGCAGAAGTGGAAGCATTAAAAGCAAAGGGATAATTAAATGACCTTTGTTCCAAATAGCGGACCAATCAATACTTCTATGATCAATGCAGCGTTTGGTCTTGGTGAAGATATCAATCTTTACAAAGGTGTCCGTTGGTATTATCCTGGCAACTTAACCACTGGACTGTTTAGCACAACTACCATAAAAATGAGTGATTTCTTTGGTAAACAAGGAACTGATCCTGCAACTGTAGGCACATATTTTGCTAATGTTGCTGGAAGCGGCAGCTTTACTATTCCACTTTATCGCAACTATCTTAAAATTGAGATATGGGGAGCGGGTGGAAGTGGCGGCGGCGGTAATGGTGGCAGCGGTAGCAAAGGTGGTGATAGTAGTGTTTTAGGCATCACTGTTGGTGGTGGACAAGGCGGTAGTGCTGGCAGCATTCCATTACCTGGACCAACTTTGGATACAAGTACCGATGGGGGACACGGTGGTCGTGATTCAGTAGTTACTGGTTCTGGTCCGCAAGGAACAATAAATTCTTTTGCTGGAACCAGTGGTTATAGTGAAGGACAAAATAATGCAAACTATGGCGGCACAGCATCACAAAGTGCTGGCGGCGGTGGTTGGAATGCTAATCCAACAAATGGTAATACTGTAGCATAAGGACAAAAAATGACAGACGGCACGGGCGGAAGCGGCGGAACAATAAATGCAAATCCAACACCAAGTATTGCAAATCCTACCACATTCATATTTTTGAATGGAAACAGCGGTGTCAATGGCTCTACTGCACAAAATAACAGTGCAACAAATGCTAATGTTGGCTATGGTGGCGGCGGTGCTTCTGCAAGCACTTCCTATGGCAGTGCAACTGGTGGAAGTGGCGGCACGGGTTCTTATGTAGAAATTATCTACAATGGTGGACAAATTACTAATGGTTATTTGTTAAATTATATTTTAGGTGCTGCTGGAACTGGTGGAGGAACCTCTGGTGGTAGTGGTGGTATTAAGATTACATGGGCATAAATATTTTACAATCAGGTAAAGTATAATGACCCTACAAACCACTGGACATATAAGTTTAAACAATATCAATGGTGAATTTGGTAGAGGTCGAGATTTTGCACCCTATCATGGTGTTAAATTTTATAAGCCAAGCACATCTACGTTAGGTAATTTTAGCACTAATACGTTACATATGAGTGATTTTTATGGTACTCAAAATGGCATTACTATTAATATAACCATCAGTAGCGATACACAAAACTATGTTTTAAGTCCATCTAATGGCAGTGTCAGTCCAACATATGTTCCTGGTTTTACAGTAATTAATTTAACAATTAACAGCGGAATTTATGTTGGTAGCACATCAACTGGAACATATTCACTACAAATATCAGGGTTTACAACTGGTGATACAATTAATTTAATTAACAATGGTGTTATTATTGGTTGCGGTGGTAATGGTGGTGCAGGACACAACAATGCTGCTGGTGATGCTGGTTCGCCTGGTGGACCTGCTTTATATCTATTAAGCACAACTAACATAACTAATAACGGCACAATTGCTGGAGGCGGAGGCGGTGGTGGTGCTGCTGACGGCGGCACGACTTATGGTAGTTGTTTTGGTGGCGGTTCATCATATACAGGAAGTGGCGGTGGCGGTGGTGCTGGTTACAATGCTGGTAGTGGTGGTAGTGGTGATGGACCTGGCAGTTCAGGAACAAGAACCAGTGGTGGTGCTGGTAATAATGGACAAGGACAAGCTGGTAATGGCGGCGGTCCTGGTCAAGCTGGTGGAAGCAGTGGAAACGGACGAGCAGGTGGCGCAGCAGGCTATTATATAGTAGGACAAGGTTATGCAAACTGGTTAACTCTTGGCACTGTATTAGGTGGAAGTTCATAAGGAATTAAAATGGATACATTGACTGTAAAAGTTCATGAATATAATGAAGATACTCATAGTTTAATTGTTAGCTTTGCAACAGATGCAAGCGAAATGAGTGTTGATGAAACTGAAAAGTTTAGTTTTGAAATTGCAAATTACAATCCAAACGATATGGAAGATACATTGTTGCAAATTACTAAGCAAGGTGCACAAATTGCACATAAAAAATGGTTAGCAGAACAAAGTAAAAGCAATGATACTGTTGTAAGTGCAGCAAAAGATCAAGTTGGTAAAGTTTACAATTACCAAATTGCTGATCTATTGCCAAAGGATATTGTTATTACATGATAAACATGTCCCAGAAAGTTCTTATAAAAGAACTTAAATTACAATATGCAAAAGCAACTTACACTGACATTGGTGATAATTTAGTTCACCCTATTACCAATGGTGGTTTCAGTCCGCATCTTTATAATCGTCGGCATATTGTAACTAACGGTTCTTTTAGAATAGATTGGATGGCTGGTGGCAGTGTATTGGGATTGTATAATCTGCATACTGAAGATGATATTCTAACAGATTTGATGGTTTATCCATTCAAGCATCAACCAAGCGATGCAATTAAATTAACTGCATTGGTAGAGAATAGCGCATATTATTGCATTTTACCACTTAATGAAAAAATAAACACAATTAATGATGAGCAGTTTGATTTAGTTGCAAATCAACCTTTTACTCTGCAAAGAGGTAGATTGTATGTGAGTAACATTGATTTAAATGTTAATGGAACCGATAATGCTGCATTAAAACCATTTGCTTGTGTTTATAATCCAGTAACTATAAATCCAACGAGCGATGGTAAGCTTGCAAGCTTCTACACAACTTAAAAATTACTTTTACCCCTAAATATCATTGTGGGAGTTTTAATTCATGTCTGCGTTAACACGTATTCGCAATAACCAAGTTTATAACAGTGATATCAATGCACAGTATAAGATAACAACAAAAACTATTACTGGCGGTTTATTAGCTGATAATTTTACATATACGGGCAATATGACTATCGGCAATCTCACAGTCAATGGTCAAACTACCACTGTTGATACAACAAATCTTGTTATTGCTGACCCATTATTAGCTATTAATAGAAACCAAAGCGGTTCTCCTACATATGATCTTGGTTTTGTTATGGGTCGTGGTAACCAAACAAACGTAGCAATGATTTGGGAAGAAAATGCCCAACAATTCCAATTACAATATACCACTGAATCTACCGCTGCTACCACATTTGGCACTATTAATAATAGTGGTTTTGCTAACTTACAAGCATATGGTATCAAAGTCAACAATGCTACAATTGGAACAAGCACTGTTACTAATTTTGTTGGCAGTAACGTTTCAATAAGTGGTGGAACAATTAACAATACTACTATTGGTGCTACGACTCCTAATAGCGGTGTATTCACAAGCGTAACAACTGCATCTGGTGGACAATTAACTGGTTATTTAACTGGTGCAATTGGTGCTAATAGTGCAAATAGTGGTGCATTTACAACAATAACCGCAACAAGCACATTAGTTGCACAAGGAACCATTACTGGTGGTGGACAAGTAATTGGTTATTTTAATGGCGCAGTTGGTGCAAATGCTCCTAATACTGTCGTTGCAACAAGTGTTACTACATCAAGTGGTGGGCAATTAACTGGTTATCTAACTGGTGCAATTGGTGCCAATACACCTAATACTGCTGTTTTTACAACTGTAACTGCAAGTGGTAATATAACTGCACAAACTGCCAATGTTTATGCTGCTTATTTAAATGCTAATACTGCAACTTATAGCAGTGGATATTATTGGAGCAACGGTATTGCAGTTGCTTCTACTATTACTGGTCTTTATGGCAATGCCAATGTTGCAACATATTTGCCAACTTATAATGGAAACATTGGAAATCTTGCAACTGGTAATTTGATACCACTTGTTAATACAAGTTATTATCTTGGCAATAGCACACTTTACTGGGCAAATGCTTATGCAAGCAACTTTAATGCTATTACGCAACTTGCAACACCTAAAATTCAATTTACAGTTGGTGGTTCATCAATAGTTGAAGATAATCCACTTGATTTGGCAATAACTGGTCCATATCAAATAAGCATTAAACCAGCTTCATATCAATATACATTTAACAATACTGGAAGTTTGACTGGACCTGGTGGAACATTTGTTTATGCAAATGGCGCAGTATATGGTAATCTTCTTGCAACTGGTCTATATTGGTCAAATGGCGTTTCATATGCATCAACAGTAACAGGAACTTATAGTAACAGTAATGTTGCTACATATCTTGCAACTTACACTGGAAATCTATCTGCTGGAAATATTACAGTAACAAATGGCGGCGAAATTACAGGATATTTAAATGGTCCTATTGGTGCAAATGGTGCTAACACTGCAACATTTACAACCGCAAGTATCACAAGCACTGCAAACAGTTATGCTGCTGGTCAAGGTGCGCTACAAATTAGCGGTGGTTTCTATGCTGCTGGTGATAGTTATATCGCAGGTAACCTAATTGTTGCCAATCTTCAAGCAACACAACAATCAATATTGGTTGTTCAAGAACCACTGTTATATCTTGAAAGTTATGGCATTGGCACATACAACTATGATATTGGTTTCTATGGTCACTTTATTGGTGGCAATAATAACAACTACCAACATACTGGTCTTGTAAGAAATTATGTCGATAATGAATGGTATCTATTCAGTAATGCTCCAGAACCAAGCGGAAACGTTGTTACCTTTAACAGCAATACAGTTTATGATACTCTAAAACTTGGCGCGTTGCTAATTCAAAATACTACATCTTCTGGTAGCACTACAAGTGGTGCTCTTCAAGTTGCAGGCGGTGCTGGTATCGCTGGTAATCTTTATGCTGGCAGCATTCAAAATACTCCAATTGGTTCCACAACTGCATCTACTGGTGCGTTTACAAATCTATCTGCAACTGCTAATATCACTGCACAAACATCAAATGTTTATGCTGGCAATATAATAGGCAACACAGCAACTTATAGTGCAAATTATTATTGGAGTAATGGTGTTCCATTTGCTCCTTCTATTACTGGAACATATGGTAATGCTAATGTTGCTGCATATCTGCCAACTTATACTGGTAATTTAAGTGCTGGTAATGTGTCAATAAGTGGAAATTTAAATGTCACTGGAAACATTAACAACGTTCTAAGCAATGTTTATTCACAGGGCGGTATTTTCTATGGAGCACCAACCACTGGATTCAATGCTCTATATGCTGGTCAAACTGGTTATACTCAACTCGCTCAAACTCTTGTTCAAGTAAGTGGAAACTACAATGGTTTCGTCCAAGTAAATGAACAAAACACAAATAACGGTTCAAGCGCAAGCACTGATTATATTGCAACGGCTGACAATGGCAATCAAAACGATACCTATATTGATATGGGTATCAATAGTAGTGGTTATAGTCAAGTAGCATATGGATTACAAGCAGCAAATGACGGTTATCTATATGTTGCTGGCAATACAACAACTGGTGGCGGTAACCTTGTAATTTCTACTACTACTGCCAATGATATTATCTTCTCACTTGGTGGTATTGCAACTGCAAATGAATTTGCTCGTATGCGTGCAAACACTAATAGTTTTGTAATTAGTAGCACTACTAATTCAACATCTACTACAACAGGTGCGCTACAAGTTCGTGGTGGTATTGGAACAAATGGCAACATTTATGCTGCTGCTATCCAAAATACTCCAATTGGTAATGGAACACCAAGCACAGGTGTGTTCACAAGTGTTACATTAGCAAATGGTGGACAATTTGTTGGCTACTTTACTGGACCAATTGGTTCTAACGTAGCAAATACTGGTGTGTTTACTACTGCAAATGTCAATGGAACCTTGTATGCTGCAACTATTAATGGTGGCACAATAGGTAATGTTGGTGCACAGTTTACTGGCGCAAGCGTTAGTATTACAGGTAATATTGCTGCTGGTAACGTTAATTTAAGTGGTGCAGTAACATCGCCAATCTTAATCGCTAATGGTGGTATAAACAGCACGTCAAGTGGAACAGGTTCATTAATAGTTGTAGGTGGTGCTGGTGTTAGCGGCAACATATATAGCGGTGCAAATATTAATGCAGCAACTGCTGTCATTGCACCAAGTATGTATAACTCTAACATTTATCCAGCAAGCGGTAGCGATCTTTATAAAAACACTGGACCTAATGGTAATCTGTGGATCAACTATAACGGTTATGCTGCAAACTTAATTGTAAACGGCAATACAACTGCTGGTTATGGCAACCTATTCATTGTCAATGGTTCAACTGGTCAAGTTGGTATTAAACAACCTATCGGTTCATTTATTGGTAATTCAAGTTTCCAAATCAATGCAACAGACAGTATGTTGCTTCCAATAGGAACAACTTCACAGCGTCCAAGCAATGCTACTGGTGGTATGATTCGTTATAACAGTCTTACTAACCAACTTGAATTTTATAATGGCACAACTTGGACTGGAACAGGTAGCACATTTACAACTGTTGCAAGTTATCAATTTACTGGTGATGGAACTACAACTACATTCACATTAGGAACAGGTTCCACAACAAATGGAACAATAGTTGCTATTAATGGTGTTATCCAAATTCCAACAGTCGCCTATAGTGTTAGTGGTACTTCATTAACATTCACAGAAGCACCACTGTCTACCGATATTATTGATGCGCGTGTTATTACTACAACTGCTACAGTTACAAGTATAAGTGATTCAACTGGTGGCAATGCTGTTATTGCAAATAGTGCGGTTTATACTATAGCAAACAATTCTGTAAGAATTGTTGCAAATACAAGCACATACTTCAATGGTGGTATTGCTGCTGCAATGAATCCAATTTCATTGACACAAAATACACCAACTACAATTGATAGCTTCTCCACTACTCTTTATCGTGTTGCAAAATATGTCATTAAGGTAAGTGATAGCACAAATAGTGTTTACAGTGGTGCAGAAGTAATTGTTGCACACAATGGCACCACAGCAACAAGTCAAGTTTATGGTGTAGTTAATACAGGCAGTAATTCACTTGCTACATTTAGTTCAACAGTTAGTGGTGGTACATTAAGTGTAACTGCAAACACTTGGAGCAGCACGGCAACTGCTACAGTGTTCCCAACTTATATGCCAATTTAATAGCCAGCAGGGAGATATGGAACTATGGCGAATACAAATTTTACGGTTCATAACGGTTTAACCGTAGGACCAACTTCGATTGATGCAGCCACAGGCAATTATAACTCTAGTGGAAATATAACAACAACTGGTTCAGTTTTTTTAGGCAGTTCATTAACCTATACACCCGCAAATGGGTTTTTACAAATTGGCTCTAATGCTAACAATTATGTGCAAGTCGCTATTCAAAACGCAAGTAGTGGAAATAATGCAAGCACTGATATTGCAGCAGTAGCTAATAATGGCAGTGATAATGATACCTACGTAGATATTGGTATTACGAGTAGTACATATAACCAAAATGCATATAATTTATATGGTGCCAATGACGGTTACTTGATTGTATCTGGTAATTCCACAACCCAAGGTGGCAATCTTATCATTAACACCTATACTGCTAAAGATATTATTTTTGCTACGGGTGGAACATTAAAGGGCAACGAAATTGCTCGTATGAGAGCAAATACAAACAGTTTTGTAGTGACAAGTTCAACTACTTCAACATCTAATTCTACTGGTGCTTTAATTGTTAACGGCGGTGCTGGAATTGCAGGTAATCTATTTGTTGGTGGTAACATAAGTGTTGCGGGTAACACCTTTTATGTCAATACAACAATAATTAATACAACCGATACATTACAAGCACCTACTATAATTACTGGCAGTGGCGGTGTATATCCAAATGCTAACGCATCTGTAAATCTTGGAACCACAAGTGCTTATTGGAATAATGTTTATGCAGTAAACTTCCTCGGAACTTCAACTACTGCAAAATACGCTGACTTGGCCGAACGTTATACAAGTGATGCAGATTATGAACCAGGCACTGTGGTTGATTTTGGTGGAACAGCAGAAGTTACATTGAGCGATATTGACGGCAGTCAATATGTTGCAGGTGTTGTTTCAACTAATCCAGCATATATGATGAATAGTGATGCTGATGGCTTATATATTGCGCTTACTGGTCGCGTTCCTACAAAGGTAACTGGTCCAATAGAAAAAGGTGCAATGATGGTAAGCAATGGCGATGGCACTGCTCGTATGGAGCGCAATCCAAAAATTGGCAGTGTAATTGGTAAAGCACTTCAATCATTTGGTGATGGTGTAGGCGTTATTGAAGTCGTTGTTGGTCGTCTCTAATTGGTTAAATACTATATTAGAGAATATAAATGGCATTAACACGTGCGGTAAGTGATTTTAAAGATAGCGTTAGGGCAGCAACAACTGGTGCAAATATCAACCTTGCAGCAGCGCCAAATACACTTGATGGCGTGTCGCTTGTTGCAAATGATCGTGTTCTGGTTAAAGACCAAACTCCAAGTTCACTAAACGGAATATATCGTGTTACAACATTGGGCACAGGCAGCAATGGTGTATGGACACGTGCCAGCGACTTTAATGATTATCGTCAAATTACCAGTGGGGCACTGACATTTGTACAACAAGGCACTATAAGTGGTAATATATTTTATTATATTCCAGGTGGTGAACCTAATGTTCAAATAGGCACAACTGCTATTACTTTTAGTAATCTGTATTCATTTATTGATAATACAGTTTCTCAAAATTTACAAAGTGTTACAAGCTATGGAAACACTACAACTTATGGCATTACAATAAGCAATACGACTGCTGCAACGAGCACAACTACTGGTGCGTTAATAGTTAGTGGTGGCGTAGGAATTGGTGGCAATTTATACGTAAGTGGAAATTTAAGTGTTGCAGGTAATACTACATTTATTAATACAACTACTATCACCACAAGTGATACTATTGCAGCACCTGCAATTAATGCTGGCACTATTGGTAATAGCGGATCAAATTTAGTTGGTTTAGTTAACACAAATTCTCAACCTTATGTTACAAGTGTTGGAACACTTACTGGATTGGTATCAAGTAATAATATAAGTGCACAAACGGCGAATGTTTATGCATCTAATTTAATTGGCAACACTGCTGTTTACAGTTCAGCTTATTATTGGTCTAATGGTGCTACGTTTGCACAAACAGTAACTGGAACATATAGCAATAGTAATGTTGCTGCTTATCTTCCAACTTATACTGGAACGTTATCACCTAATAGTTTGACTACAAGTAATGGTGGACAAATAACTGGTTATCTGAACGGTGCTATTGGTGCTAATGTTGCAAATACTGGTGCTTTTACTACAATAAGTGCAACGAGCACAATTGTTGCTCAAGGAACAATCAGTTCTCCAACAATAAACGCTGGCACAATAGGCAACAGTGGAGCATTATTATATGGAACACTTAACTCAAGTAGCGCATCACAGCCTAATATAACAAGTGTTGGAACATTAACAAGTTTAACGTCAAGTGGAACTATTGCTGCCCCAACAGTAATTGGTGCTATTATTGGTAATAGTGGTGCACAATTTTATGGAACATTAAACTCTCAAAGCTCAAATCAACCAAATATATCAAGTGTTGGAACTTTAACATCACTTACCACAAGTGGAAATATCACTGCGCAAACCGCTAACGTTTATGCTTCAAATATAATTGGTAATACAGCGATATATGGTGCTGCCTTCTATTTTGCAAATGGCACACCATTTTCCAGCAGCAGTTATGGTAATACGCAAGTTGGTTATTATCTGAATAGTAATCTTATTACAAGCACAATATCTTTACCTGGTAACGTAATTGCTAATGCAATTTATGCAAACTCTTATCTTTACGCAAACGGCAATGCATTTAGTAGCGGTAGCAGCGGTGTAACACTAACAACAAGTAATACTGCCCCAAGCAGCCCAACTGCTGGTGCACAATGGTATCAAGGCAATACTGATATTCTTTATGAATATATCAAGGATGCTACGGGTGCAAGTTATTGGGTAGATATTTCAACTCGTGCTGTTGTATCTAATGGTGCGTCTGCTGGTGCTTTTACTACAATAAGTGCAACGAGCACAATTGTTGCTCAAGGAACAATCAGTTCTCCAACAATAAACGCTGGCACAATAGGCAACAGTGGAGCATTATTATATGGAACACTTAACTCAAGTAGCGCATCACAGCCTAATATAACAAGTGTTGGAACTTTAACATCACTTACCACAAGTGGAAATATCACGGCCACATCTGGCACGATGGTGATGGCGTCTTCGTTTTTGCGGAATCGTTTGATTAATGGTGGGATGCAGGTCGCTCAATACGGCACATCAGTTACACCAACAAATGCTAATTTTACCTATGCAATGGATAGGTTTTTTTGCGCATTAAATGCAGGGACATCTGGGTTCACCGTCACGCAGTTGAGCCAAGCAGCAACAGGTTTGGCCGGGTTCTATAATGCCCTCCGTTATCAAAGAAATTCGGGCCAAACCAGCACAACAACCATGGCGGTTGGGCAAACGATTGAGACGGCTAATTGCTATGATCTTGCCGGTCAAACTGTCACATTAAGTTTTTATGCTCGTGCTGGGTCTAACTTTTCAGCAGCGTCAAACCAAATAACGGCAAGAATTGCAACGGGAACTGGCGTAGATCAAGGAACTAACGGCGCTTACAATGGGTCGTGGACTGGCTACGCGCAGACAAATAATACGATTACTTTGACGACATCTTGGCAAAGATTTTCCGTCACTGCCTCAGTTGGGTCATCTGTGAATGAAATTCAAATTTTGTTCTATTGGGCAGGGACAGGAACTGCCGGGGCAAACGATTATGTTGACATCACCGGCGTCCAACTTGAAGTCGGCTCCGTCGCCACACCGTTTGAACGGCGGCAGTATGGGGAGGAATTGGCGCTGTGTCAGCGGTATTTTTATAAAATGGGCGCGGGTTCTGTATATGCAAATTTTGGCATGGGAAGAGCCTATTCAACTACAAATGGGCAAACTTCATTTTCTTTGCCCGTTTCTATGAGAGCAGCGCCAACTGGTTCATATTCTGCATTGACTGATTTTAATGCATGCCAAACTTCTGGAAATATTACAGCGTTTATTATTCCATCCGCTTATAGCACAGATTATCGTCAAATGATGGTTGATATAACGGCAACTTTTTCATCAGGTCAAACTATTGCTCTTAATGCAAATAATACTACAAATGCATACATGGCATTTAATGCGGAGTTATAAGTTATGTATCAAAACGCACAGTACACAAAAGATTTTATGGGTAATCAAAATAGCATTCAAGTTGACATCAATGGTGTAACTTCATTTGTACCATTAGACTCTGCTAATATGGATTATGTTAATCTTATGGCATTAAGAGATAGTGGTAACTGGCCAGCAGCAGAAATTGAAGGCTATGCTTTTGATTCTCAAAATATGTGTTATCACATAACGGCATTTTACAAATTTCAACATCCAGATGCGCCTGACACTATATCCATAGGCTAATATCTCCTAAATATCTTTATGAGTTTTCCAAGTAGCCCAACAAATGGTCAGCAAGCAACTGTTAACAACACTACCTATGTGTACAACAGTGCGCAAAATACGTGGAGCGTGGTTGCTACCACACCAAATTTTTCAAACTTATCTGTTAGTGGCAATATTACAAGTGGAAACTTATCAACAACAAATAGTGCGGTCGCTAATGCTTATTACAGTAACTATTATCTTTATAGTAATGGTTCACCAATAACTACGCCTGCTGGCGGCAGCAACACAATGGTTCAGTTTAATGATAACGGAACATTTTCTGGCGCAACATATCTACAGTATAATAAAACAAGCGGTAACCTTGTATCTAATAGCACAACTCAAACCAGTTCAACATCAACTGGTGCTCTTGTTCTTGCAGGTGGACTAGGAGTTGGTGGTAACATTTATGCTGCAAATATTTTAATTGGTTCTACAACTACGTTAACTGGTGTTCAAAACATTGGCTTAATACCTGGCAGTAGCGCATATCTAACTATTATAGGTGCACGTCTTGGTGATACTGGTAACCAAGTGACTGGTATTGGTGCTCTTGAACTTCAAGGTAGTAATGGCAGTGGCAGCGGTATACAAAGTAAAATTGACTTTATATCAAAGCCGCCTGGTTCAAACTCATTTGTTAATACTGCTCGTATCTCTGTAACAAACAGTTCATCATCTACAGCCGTTGGTCAAATTGCATTTAGCACTTTTAGTGGTTCTGCACTTAATGAAGTAATGCGCATGTATGATAATGGCAACATTATTACACCAAGTTATAGCACTGTAACTCTTGGAACTGTTGCAGCAGTAACGGTAAATGCAGGCACAATCGGAAATAGTGGAGCAAACTTTACTGGTGCTACACTTATTACCACAGGTAATATCACTGCACAGACTGCAAACGTTTATGCCGCTAATTTTATTGCTAACACTGCAACTTATAGTGCTGCATATTACTATAGTAATGGTTTAGCCTTTACTGGTGGTGGCGGTAGTGGAACACCTGGTGGATCAAATACCTTTGTGCAATTTGCAAATGGCAGTTCTTTTGGTGGTGCATCCTACCTACAATACAATTATGTAAGTGGTAATCTTGTATCAAACAGCACTACTACATCAAACTCTACAACTACTGGTGCTTTAGTAGTTAGTGGTGGTGTTGGTGTTGGTGGTAACTTATTTGTTGGCGGCAATTTGTCAATCGCTGGCAATACAACATTTGTTAATACACAAACAATAACAACTACCGATACAATTGCTGCACCTACAATCAATGCTGGCACAATTGGTAATACTGGTGCTACACTTACTGGAACAATATCAACCGCAGCGCAGCCTAATATAACAAGTTTAGGTAATCTCAGTTCTCTTTCTATGAGCGGCGTATTACAAGTCACTGTAGCTGGCAATACTAATCCAACTTTCATTGATATTTTAAATTCAAATGCAGCAACTGGAAACAGGGCTGGATTAAGAGTAAGGACAAATAGTGGATGGGCTACTACTTTTTATACTGAACAAGACAATTATTGGCATGCATTTGGTGATACTGCTGGAGTTTTACGATGGGGTTTTGATGGTACTAATTTAAAACCAGCTGCTAACGTGAGTTATAATCTTGGAAACTCATCGCTGTGGTGGAATACTGTTTATGCATCTTCATTTCAAGGAACATCAACCACAGCAAAATACGCAGACTTGGCCGAAATGTATCATGCGGATGATTATTATGCACCTGGCACAGTTATGATATTTGGCGGCGATCTCGATGTTACAGTATCAACACAATCACATGATACAGCAGTTGCAGGTGTAGTTTCTACTAATCCAGCTTATCTAATGAATGATAATTTTGAACAAGATAATTGGTTACCAATAGCACTTACTGGTCGAGTTCCGTGTTTAGTGCGCGGTCCTGTTGCAAAAGGAACGCTATTGGTTAGCAGCGATCAAAAGGGTGTTGCTTGTGCAATGGATAAATCATTATATGAACCAGGCTGTATCATAGGTAAAAGCATGGATATCATCAGTGATAATAGTATTAAAAAGATTGAAATAGCGGTAGGTAGATTCTAATAAATATTTTTTACAAGGAAAGATATGCCACAGTTAAACGAACCAATTTATCGCAGAGATTATACAGGTGAAACTATCACCTATGTTGACACTAATACTACACAAATGAAATCTCTATTTGTCACACCACGTGACTTTCCATATGATCGTAGTGTATCAAATGCTATCGTATTAGGTAATGGTGTTAGTAGATTAGACCCAAATATTCAATTCCTGTTAAATCAAAATAATAAACGAGTTATTGAAGGCTATAAAACAACCTATGCTTGTAATGCAGCATATCGTGACACACAAGCAGATTATTATATTTTTAAAACTAATATTTTCTTTGGTGACAACACATATCCAATAGAAGCAAGTAAGATTTTTTTACAAAATGATTTATGGGTTGGGTATCAAGATACAAATTTAATTCCTAATATATGGTATATGGATAGTGGTAGCACTGCTGCGTTTCTTGCTGCATTTGACGGTGCAAAAAAAGTATTCTTATTTGGGTTTGATGGTTGTGGAGATGTGCATACTAACATTTATGCAAACACTCTTGGGTATGACGACTTTGATTATAATTATGAAAAACACAACGCACACTTGACCAATGTTGTGCGCGTTTATAGTGATGTGCATTTTTACCGTGTGCGCACAGAACACAGTTTTGATTTCAATAATGAATTAAAGAAATATCCAAATTATCATGAAATAAGTATTCGTCAAGCAGTATTAGAAGGCGATTTTTAAAACTTCTGCAATTGTTTTTAGTTTATCTTTAATGGTTTTATTACTTAAACTGTTATATAAACCAGGGTGCAGTGGTTTTGGTGTAGAACTCAAATCACACCATGCATAACCTTTATGTTCGCTACTCAAGGTTGGAATAAATTCATTAGGGACAATTACTACAAATGTGTGATATGAAAAATGTCCATCTGGGCTACTAAAATATTCTAGCGGCAGCACTTTTTGAATTGTAGGTTCAAATCCAATTTCTTCACGAACTTCACGAATAAGACCACCGTAAAGTGTTTCACCACTTTCTAATTGACCACCAACCAACGACCATGTATTGCTGTATGTATCTTGATCACGCAATAGAAAAAGTGCACGACCAGTATTTTGACTTATAAAAAGTGCACCAACTGCTGTTAGTTCACGTGCAATAAATGGTCTTTTCTTTTTCATAGATATACAATAACACTAATCGCAAACTAAATCAAATTACAATTGACCAGAGACCAGCAGGATAATAACCTTCCCAACTCTTAACCCATTGCGTTCCATTCCAACCATATTGCTGTGAAGAGAATGTGTTTGTAACATAAGAAGAATTACTTGTTGCATTTGGACGATAAGCAACAACCCATGCATTGCTATTGTATTGTATGATATCATTTGGTAATGCTGGCGTGATACTGGTATCAGCATTTTGCCATACAACTGCACCATTGCCAATACTTGCATTACCAAGTGGATTTACAATCAAATAACGTTGTCCTGTTGATGCAGCAGGCAATCCAATGCCTGGTCCATTCTTTCGTGGGTCTACGATAGCATCAATGCTTGGCAGAATATTTGTTGGAATAGTTGCAGGATCAACATTAAAAATTAAATTATATTGATTGTTTGGGTCATATGAAACTGTTCCAGTAATAAGTGATTCTGTTGTTGTATTCGTCAGATACATCATACTGTAATTGTTTACAATATTACCAAATAAATTGATAACTGGTGACCAAGCAATTGCATTGGAATTTATTGTTGGTGTATTAAATGTTGTATTATTAAGAACAGGTCCGCCTTGTGGAGTCAGGCTTACATTGCTGCCGTTTACAATTACGCCATATCCAGTCGGAGTAAAATATTGTCGATCACCCAAATTATTGACAGCATCCTGAATTGCTAATTGCGGATTGCCATTGGCATCATATGTGTTAGCAACCACACTTTGAACAATACCAAGACGTAAAATTTTAGCTGGTGTGGACAACCAAATTGGCATTTCAAATGTCAAGGTAGCAACATCAATGGGGTCATCGCTGCCAACTGGAATATCACGAGTTGTCCATTTTGTATTTGATAGCAAAACATAACTTAAACTTGCCCAATCAAAGTAGTTTTGTGAACTTTGCAATTCCATATCTGGATTAAACATACAGCATATTTGTTCCCAAAGCTGACATTTTTGGTCAAAATTGCTTGTCCACAATTCCATAACAACTGTAAGTCTATATGGTGCTGGCATCAATCTGTTTAGCGAATAATTCTGTCCTTGTTGGCTATTAACATTTCCAGTAAGAGGATCAATTGCACGAGTTCGCACACTTGTATTATCTACATATTTTGGTTCTTGTATACGACTACGGTCATAGTCAACTTCTTTAATATAACACACCATCATAGGAACATTGAGTAGTGTATTATCAATGTTATTTTTTAAGATAGCACTTACTTGGCGATTAGTATCAGCATAGCGAACTGGAACACGCGATAGCACACTGTTGCCATTAGCATCTTTGCCAAATTCAACATACATCTCATCAAAGATACGAATGAATTGATTCATAAATCTGCGAATTTGTTTATCGTAAAAATATTGACCCACTTGATTATCCTAAACTATCTGGTGTTAGATTGAATAGATTACTTAGTGTTTGACTGCTTGGTATCGCATAACCATTTGCAAGTTTAACGGTTCCACTATTATTAATAAATGTACCAAGTTGTGTATTGCTATTAGCACCAGTAATGTTAGCGCGTTGAACATCTTGAATAGCAGTCCAAGTAGTTCCGCTATAACGGAACAGTCGTGCTGGAACATAGTCTGTACGTAACGCATACTCACCTTGTTGTGGGTTAAGTGGAAATTCAGTGCTTACTGTTACTGGTAAGCCATTTGGCGCAGTTCCATCTCCACTTAAGTAACCAGGTATAACAGTAACTGGACTGATCCCATCAGCAGTTGGTAGAATAAACAGTTGATTGACACTATAACCGCTGCTTGGAACATCGCTTTGTGCTTGAGCAATTACTGCATTGTTAATTTCAACATTAAGATTGTAACTGCTTAAGAAATCACCTAATGTGCTGCCAGTTGGAGTTCCATCTGCACGATATTGTTCTTGGTCAAGAATGTCCTTAAACTCTTGGCTATCGACCATTGGTGTAACTTTACAACGCCATAAATGTGGCCACCAAGTTGGCGCATAACCTTCGCTTGCACGAGTAGTTTCTTGAACCACATAAAACTTTTTAAGTGCAACAGGAATAGTGGTGTCAAGTGGGTTATAATCACGAAGATGTGGCAATTCAAAAACATCGCCTGGCATAATCTTGCGACCAAGACGCTCACTCATATCATTGATATGGAATGTAATGTATAGCGTATCATTTGTTACCATAAGACCAAATTGACTTAAATTAAAGTCATTGTCTTGGATTGTATAGTGTCCACGAAGCGCATACACGTCTTGTGAGTAAGCACGGTCACGGTTTTCAAGGAATAGCAAGTCTTGAATATTTTGAACACTTTGACTGCCATATTGTGGTTGTGTTAAATCTGTGGTTTGACCTTGATCTTTTGGACCAAGATACTTGTGAACATTGATTCCAACACCACCTGCTGTAAAAACTTCACGGATACGATTATCCTGAAACTTAAAATCGTTACTATGATTTTCTCTATATAAACTTAAACGTGGCATGCTGTTTCCCAATAATATTTATGGGAATATAATCATTAAAAAATTGTTCTAAATCAAAAAATAACGGAAAAAAAATTGACGGATAAATACTGCAGAAAACAAAAAAAATAGATATGTCATCAAAACATACTTTTTTACATAGGAAAAGTCAAAAATGCATTTGGTAAAAAGTGATTATGAAACAAAAGACAGATGGATTTTAAAGATTACACGTTTAGAACCAGGTCAAACAAAGAAATTTAATCCTCAAGGCACAGATTATGTCATGCTTGCTGATGCTAGTATTAAAAGTAAAAAATTTGATGTAAAAAATGTTACAGCGGCTTGCACAATTACTGAACCATATAAAATATCTTGTGGTGAAGACTCATATGCTGCAGTTGTATCTTATACTGGATTAGCATTATTAGAAAATACAATTACCATTATCGATCCAACAAACCACGGCAATCTAAGTTATATCAATAATGCTTCTAATAGTAATGCAATTAACCCAAGTAGAGACGGCGATCCAGTTATTAATTACGATTATTTCCCGCCAAATATGGTGCAAACACCACACATTCATCCGAGCCACCGCATTGGGCTTATAATTGCTGGCGCAGGATGTATTGAGTTGCTTGATAAAGTTATTGATGTTAAAAAAGGCGATTTATTTTTCTTACCAAGAATGGAACTGCACCACTTTTTAACTAAAGATAATACTGTAGTTTTGTGGAGTTTTTCACCAGATAGTGAAACTGGTCCAACAGATCAGTCTAATCCAGTTAAAGCCCGCACTTATCTTGACAATTCTGGTAAATTGACATAAATTAATTTTTTGCAAATCGCAGCATAAAAATATTTACATCTTCGCTACTATAAAAGAGCAGCGACCAATATGGATCACCGCTATTATATCTAAAATTTAATGAATAGTCATGAGAAAAACAATTGTCGCACCATTCTTTAAGTGGTTGTTGTATTGTTTCTTTTAAAAAATCTGAACTTAATGGTGGTAAAAAAGTTTTTCCAAAAAGATTTGGATATATTTTAACTATATATCTGTCTGGGGCAAGAGAGGTAATAGAACCTATATCTATATCATCTAAAGTAGGATTCATTTATATTGTTTTTTTATTTCATCAACTCGCAGTGACATATATTCTAGCAATGTTTGCCTAAGATCATCTTGAATAATGTGTTTATCATTTTTTAATTCATTGACAATTATATAAGTGAAAACAAACTCAATCATCTTTGCAATTGAATAACTCATATTATATTTATTGCAATTGTGCTGCCTAAACCAATTTTTTCAGTTGCAAAAGGATAATTGCATTGTATCATATATTGTTCAATCCAATGTTTGTAACTATAATTTTTAATCTTGTTGTTGCTGTTTAACCAAGTTTGAAATAACTTTTTATCTAAAAATGGATGACGACTATCAATTCCATATAGCCCATTACAATAATCTAATGCCCGCATATCATTATATAATGCATATGACTGCGAGTTGTGCCAAGGAAAAATAATACCTAATTGTTGGGGAAATAAACCACCAAATAAACTACGATGATTAAAAATTTTTATACCATTATAACCGTAATCACTGTATAACTCATCTGCACCCGTTCCAGTCAAGTTTATTCTGCAGTTATTTGTGTGAGCAATATTTGCTGTTTCTAACGCTAATTCACAGATAATATCTGTTTTAGGCAACAAATTTTTGTTAAGAATATCAACAATTTGTTGTTTTCTTTTTGTCAATTTTTTCTTGTTTATAAGATGTTTTTTATTGTTTTCTAATGATAATCTTTTTTTTAGAATATCTTTGTTTTCATGTTCTACATAAATTGCAACTTGATATTTTTTATTGTATTTGGTCAAACATGCTGCTATAGCACCACTATCATATCCACTGCTTAAATTAACAAGACAGTTATCTTTAAATCTAGATAATACAGAAAATTCAAAATCAATAAATATATCATCTAAATTATCTTTGGTTTGATCTAAATTAAAAATATTAATTGTAAATTTGTTGACAAATTTTGCTGTTTTTCTTTCAAATACCATCATGCAATTTATATCCATTAGAAATGGATAAAATCCTGCTTCTTTAATTGGCGTGGGGGTGCTAGCAACACATATTTTAGAATTAAAAAATCCAAAATAAAGTGGTTTAGTTACAAATGAATCAGTTGCTAAAAAAATATAACGATCAGTGACAAAACAAATTGCAAAATCACCTTGTAAAGTTTTTAAAAAATCAAGATTCTTATCTATATTATCGCTTAAATTAGAAACAATAGAGTCGGTATCGTTTTGTGCCTGGTATTCTGTGCCATTATATAGTAATACTCCGTATTGATTGGCGATAGGGCACACTGAATTATTAGTATTTGTAATCAAGTGAGATTGATAAAAATAACCATATTCATTTATAATTTCTTTTTCTGAGTCGGGTCCACGAGAAGAAACATCATCTAATACAAATTTTTTATCTTTGAAGTTTGCATAAACAAATCCACACATTAAGTAATTCTTCCATATTTTTTATGTATTTTACTAATATGGTTTAGGTGAACTGCGGCATAATAATATTGATATGATATTTTTTTTAATTTTAAAAATTTTTTTATTTTATCAAAAAATTTTTCATCGTCCACAGTTAGATTTGTTGGAATAGTTAATAGAACAGGGTTGATTTTATCCCTATCAAAAAGCATATTACTTAAATTTTCAGTAATTGAATCATTGTCCCATTCACTTCTTTTATAAATGTTTCGTTCAAATAAATTACCTACATTTCTTTTAATTAGTTCTCGTGGAACTTGTGCATCTAAAATTATTTCAAAAGTTAAATCACTGGTTTTTATCTGTCTGCACAAATTTTTTGCTTCTGCAAAAGGTGTATAAAATTTTATATTATTGACACCATCAAATTCATTAAAATATGCTCTATTAAAAGTAAAGCGATTATAATGAATGTAGTTGTCATTGAAATCAAATTCAAGGTGATTATTCATGTATAGCTTATTGTCACTTAATAAATTTTGAAATTTTTTTTGAGCCTCAACTTTATCGCTTGAACAAAACATAAGATGATCTAACCAACTATCACTATGGAATGTTACTTGATTTCCAAAGTTTCCAGTTATAACAGCACAATTACTTAATTGGTTTAACATATGCCAACTAGAATAACAGTTTGCATATGTTGTTTCTCCTGTATTATAAGCATCAATCAGATTATTAATGTTAACTTCGCATTCTACAAAATTATTAAGTTGATTGTTTAATCGTTTTTTAATATCATGCAATTTTGAAAGCATGGTAGGAGAATTTCTTATCAAAGAAGGATGCTCTACACAAAAATTTTCATTATATAGAATGGTTGTTTTATGTAGCATATCAAGTTTATATATGTATGATAGAACAAGAAGACTATCAACTCCACCACTGAAAAGCACTACTACATTATCATTTGTTTCATAAATGTTTTTAATTTTTTCTAAAAAAATATTATGAGCAGTATTAATATATTCTTTCAATGATAATGTTTCTAAATTTTGGTATTTGACTTCAATAATATTTCCATTGACAGTAAAGTGCAAATTGTTAGGAGTAACATAACAATCTTTATATATACTGCCTAACGTCCAATCAGTTCTATGTAAAGTAGGAAATGTTTTATTTTTAGCTAATCCTTTAATGTTGATTGGTTGGTATATTAAATCTTTCCAATATTTTATATCAAGTGTATCTTCATCTATTAAGTGTATAAACATAACATCTTCAATGTTGTTTGTTTCTGGATTGAAATAAACACCGTCTGGAATGTTACATTTATTTTCGTAAACTTCTTTAAACACTAATAATCCAATTAAGATAATTTAACATTTTTGCACTTGTGATTGTATTTGTTTCAATTTCATCAAAATTTAGATTTTCATTTAACCAATTATATCCATATATATTATGATTCAAATTTTTTGGAATATCTAAATTATAAAACATATCTTTTGAGAATGCTTTTTTTTCGTAGTTATCGCCATCAAAATTTCCTTGATGGCTTATATACTGATTAAAATCATTTCCAACATTTCTATAAATTATTTCTCTTCCTACACGCGCATCTAATATGTCAATAAGATTTATGCTATCAAAATTTAAACTTCTTAGCAAATCCGAATTTACAAGTAAAGGCACATAAAATTTATTATTGTTAATGCCACTTAAATCGTTCCAACTTCTTGCTTTGCAATTAAAATTTACAAAATTGTTTTTTTCTAAATCCTTAAGAAAGTTGTTCATGTAAAGTTTTTTATTACTCAACAATTTCAAATAGTCTTGTTTTTTGTTAACGTCCTCGCCAATAATAGTTTCTAAGTAAATTGTTTTATGTAATAAACTTAAATCACCTTGCCATCCAGATACAAATCCACAGTTGCTAATTTCAAGCATCGTAGTGGCAGTCGCATATAATTTTAAACAAGTATAAGAAAATTCGTTTGCGACATGTATCCAATTTTTGTCTCCAATATCAATATAGATAAACTTTTTGTATTGTTTTGCAAATTTATTTTTAATTTCTGTTAGGATAGAATCTTTAAATTTATTATTCTGAGTTAAATCTGGATGATTGTTTACAAAATAATTTCTATAGTGAATTAGTGTTGTTCTGGGCAATAGATTAAGATTAACAATAAAACTTAATAATGTTAAACTATCAATGCCTCCACTTAATGAAAGCACAACATGTTCATGATTTTTATAAATTTCAATAATTCTTTGTTTAATTATTTCATAAAAATTATCAATATAGGTTTCAATATTAATACTTTGTTGAATTATATTTGTGTTTACTTTTCCATTTATTACATGAAATTTAAAAGCACTTGTTGGTATGAAATGATTGTCAAATACACAACCATCTGTATAATAATCACTTAGATAAGGAAAGAAACTTGGACAATAATATGCTTTTTCATTTATAGGTAGATTTGCAATATCTTTAAATGATTTTAATTCGCCGTTACCTACAAATACAAAATTGCGCGTAAAATCATCATCCCTGTTATGGTAAATTCCATCAGGAAGATTTGTTTTTAAATTATTGAACATACAATATCCTAAAGTAAGTTTTTGGAGCGGACTACGAGACTCGAACTCGTTTAGCTAGCTTGGAAGGCTAGAGCACAACCCATATGCCAAATCCGCACTCACTTACTTACCAAACTATGTATGTCAAAATCAGAAAGTAGCCAATGGATAAGCAGTGCTAACCATAGCAACTTAATAACATTATCTATAATTAAAGTATACAACTTATACATTTTATACTCTTTCTAAATGATGGCGGAGGTACAAGGAATCGAACCATCAACCTTGCGGTGGCAGAGTTTTCAAGACTCTTTGAGCACCTTGCTCGCATACCTCCTTAATGGTGCTCTCACCTAGAATCGAACTAGGGATTAATGCTTACTAGGCAATTGTTATACCATTTAACTATAAGAGCATTTTGGTGCGTCCAGAGGGACTTGAACCCCCATGCCTTGCGGCACTACGGCCTAAACGTAGCGTGTCTGCCATTCCACCACGGACGCATCATTTTAATAATATACAATAAATAGTTATGCATGTCAAGCGAAAAGTATATAAATTATCTTCTTTATTCGTTTATTTTAGCCCATACTTTCTTGGGATGCGTAATCATAGCACAAACATTAGCAAAGTTTTAACATGGACCTTAAACAGATTCAAGGATTATTAGACATGGTTATGAAAGATAAAAACGGTAAAATTCTAAGTCGTAGCGAAGGTGAAGCAGTTCTAAAAGGTCTTGCTTCTATCACAATTACAATTTTTGCTGCACTTCTTGCAATCACATCTTGGCTTGGTGGTCAAGTGAGTGGCAAAATCATGGCGGATAATATTGAACTTGGTGATACTTATAGTTTTTATCAGGCTAAAGCTATCAAGCAAAACATGTATCAGCTTAACCTTGATGATTTAAAAGTTCAAATGGCAGATAAGAGCACAGATAAATCATTACTGCCACAACTGCAAGCACGTGCAGACAACTATCAAAATTATATAAATGTCCTAGAAAGTGATCCAAAAACTGGCGAAGGTAAAAAAGAAATACTAGCTAAAGCACGTGGTCTAGAAGCAGACCGTGATAGCGCCAAAAAGCGTAGTCCATTTTTTGGTATGGCAGGAACAGTAATTCAAATTGCTATTATCTTCTCAACAACAGCTATTCTTGCTGTTAGCATGTTGCTATGGTATAGCAGCATAGCGGTTGGTATTATTGGTTTGATTATATTAGCTGACGGTATCTGGTATTTCTTCCCATTACCGTTTTAATTATTTTGCTGTACCAACTTTTTTAATGCTCTGGTCTTAGCCAAAGATTCTCTTATTTTTTGTTTTTGTTCTTCCGTCTTTGGTTTACCATATTGAGAATTTTTTTCACCTGTCTGGCGAGTATGACCTTTTAACTTTTGTTTTGTTTCTTCTGTATGTTTTTTGTTTTTCCATACACCTTCGGGATACTTTTCTTTTTGTTTTATTACTGCATCTAAAGATTTATTTTTCATCATATCTTTAAATTTTTTATCGTAATCGGGATTATTTTCACGTCTTTTCTTTATTGTTTCCTGTGCGTTTTTTGCTGATAACTTTCCGTGATTTTCATAAATGTTTTTACCAGTATTGTTTATATAACTAAATCCACCTTTTCCGCCTTCACATAAATTATAAGTTTCTTCGGATATTACAACTAATTTTTTTTCTGCGGCATTCATATCTTTTTCATTATCAAAGATATGTAAAATTTCTTTTATAAAGTTTTCTAAACCGTGTTTTTCAATTGCTCTTTTAAGCAACTTGCCACTACCCATATAACCATCATTAAGGTCTTTGGTTTGGTGCTTACCAATATAGTATTTGCCATTTAATTTATTTGTAATTTTGTAAATTGTATAAAACATAAAATATGCCCTTAGTGTAAAATAGTCTTACCTATTGCTATTTATACACTAAGGGCACTTGTGCTGCTCAGGCTGGACTCGAACCAGCAACCCTTCGATTAACAGTCGAAAGCAACTGCCATTGTGCTACTGAGCATAACTTATATTATTAATATATATCAAGTTTACAATTCTGTCAAGTATTATTTTCAAAAATCATATCACAATTAAATGCAACAGATATACGCAAATTTTGAGTTGTATTAATCTTTACTCGGTGCGGTAACCATGATGGAAACAGCACAAGTCGCCCCACTATTGGCTTATAAATGACTTGTTTATAGTTTTCTGTAAAAGGAAAATAGTTACCTAAAAGTGCGCCAGTAGGATGTTCAAACACAATGTCGCCATCTTCACCGTTTGTTTTATAATAATAAACTCCTGATATGCCACCAATACCATGATCGTGATCAAACTGAAAGTTGCCATTATATGAGAAATTTATCCAACCTTTTATATCATACCGCACAGCTTGATTAGCCGCATATCCTACTGATAATCTAAATTGGTCAACGTGCGTCAACATTGTTTTTTGAAAATTGATTAAATTATAATCTTGCAGATAATCATTTCCACTATGTTTAAATGTTGTTTTTACATTATCTTCCCATGGATTAGAAAGATCGTCGCGCAAGTTTGTAATAGAATTGCCAATTTCATTTTGAATAGCATCAAAATCATCGCCAACTATATCAGTATAATAGGTTGGTATGCTGAACCAGTTTTCTACAGGCATAGGGATACTTATATTGTGCTGGAGCCTACGGAGAGATTCGAACTCCCGACCCACGGTTTCGAAGACCGCTATTCTATTCCACTGAACTACGTAGGCATCGTTTTGG